TTTGATTCCATCAGCGGCCATTTTTCTCAATTTAGATTTAATATCAGAAATTGTAATGTTATCTGATGGGAATTTCATAAGATTGATACTACCGTTTGATCTTGCTTGAGCCTCAAATACTTTTTCCTTCACTTCTTCCGCATGTTCAGGTTGTTCGTCAGGAGCAATACCAGACCAAATAGTGTAGTGTTTTCTTTTAATGTTACCCGGATTATCCTCAAAGAAAATTTGTACAACATTCAATCCGAGATTATATGCGGTATTCGCAAATTTAGTTAATAAGGTTGTTTTACCTGTACCAGTTGGAGCAAGTACAACACCTAATTCACCTTTTCCTAACCCACCTTTTAAAAGGTTATCAATACCTACAATACCTGTTGGAATTGGTAATCTAAAATCCTTCTCCAACGCAGCGTCAATATCATGAAATACGTCAAGAACTTCATCATTTGAAATTCCAACTTGTAATGCTTTCTTAATGATTTCTTCAATCTTACTATAAGCCTCAAATTGTCCGTTTTCAATGATACTCTGTACAGATTTTAATTCTCTTTTAAGGTTCTGTTGTTTACAAAAATTCAACGCAGTATCCTTAACATAAGACGTATCCTTTGTATCCTCTTTAATTGCTTCTAACGTGTCAATATGAATCCTGGAAGAATCTTTGTTTCCCCCTTCAGCCATAACTTTTTGAGACAATGTGTGATAATCAGGTAATTTCTCGTATGTTTTGTACAATTCTTTAATGTTCTCCATTAAAAATCTAAAAGAATTGTTCTCAAAATATTTGCTCTCTAAAACGTCGATAATTGTTTCACCGTATTTTTTATCCTCTATAATTGCCTTGATAAGAGATTGCTGAAATGAAAACCCTAAATAACCAAAATTCTTTTCTTCCATGTTTATTATTTTATATATATTTTTTAATTTTTACAGTTGGTATTGCAAGTACGTTGTTTCCAAATCGTAAGCTGATAAAATGTCAGTTAAATCTGACAAAATACGCTTAAGTTTTGGTCGAATATCTACCGTGTATCTAACTTTCGGATGGTAGTAGTACGCCGGAAATATCCTAGAAATAAATACGTCGTCACCTAACTTAATTTCCAATAAAAAGTGCTCTTTTTCTTGTTCATTTGAATCTTCCACATACTCCGAAGATAGGAAAAAGTTTTGATTTTCGCTCATATAATCGGAAGTTTTCATTTTCAAATCTTCACTAATTTCTTCGCAAATATTTTTTATGTAATAGTGCATATCCATCGATCTTCTCGCTTGTGGATTATGGTCTTTTACGTTGAAGAATCTTTGACATACGATGTTTCCACCTAAACTAAGCAAAAATTCAAATTTTGTGATGTCCATTTGTTGGTTACTCATAGTTTTTAATTTTAATAATTCTTTTATTTTTTTCTTTTGTTGTTAGTCGAAGGAATGGGTTTAGGAAATTAACGAATCCGTCATCCGATTTTGGTAACAGACTAAAGATTCCGTCATCCCTCATCATTCTCATCGCGTTTTTATAAGACCTACCTTCTTGGTCTAATTTTTCATTTATTAGTAATTCTATATTTTCTTTTGCCTCATCAGTTAAATATGGTTCCTCCAAACTTACGATACGATTATTCACATCAAAAAATTCTTCACCTAATACTCCATGTTTGGTAACACCTGTTAGTAAATTAGCAACAAGTTTGTTGTGTTTATCTTGTTGAAATATTTCTTCACATTTGTTCTTAACTTGTTCAACAGAAATATGTTCGGTTTTTAATTCAGGGAAAAGAGATAAAAATCTTTTTATTCCCATTCCTCTAATTCCTGCGATGTTGTCCGAAGAGTCACCACACATCATCTTAACCAATTTGACATTCTCAATTAAGATTTCTTCATGGTTATAAACAATGGTATCGTTTTTTTTGTAAAGTTTTCCGTGTGACGGATTGTAGATTTGTGTATTTTCTGACACTAACTGTGTTAGGTCACCATCTGAAGAATAAACTATTTTTTTCTCTTTAGGTGAGTTCTGAGTATAGTAAGCGATGTTGTCATCGGTCTCACAATACTCATACTCTCCCTGTCTTACAAATAACTCTTCAAGATATTGTTTTACTCTATCTCTTTGGAAAGTGTAAGAACTTATTTCTTCTTCAGAACGAAGACGTGATTTTCTGTTTTCTTTGTATGGTGCGTAAATTTTCTTACGAGTTTGAGAACCTTCCAATCCATCCCAAAATACTACTATCTTGTCTAAATTGTATGTCTCAAATGTTTTTCTAAGAGTATTGAGAAAATGATAAATTCCTCCAATATGTTCTCCCTTATAAAAGGCATTTTTGAAACCATAGAAACCAATCGTAAGTAAATTATCACCATCTACTAATAAAACAGACATTAAATAAATTTATTATAAATCACTTTCCTCTGTTACAACTTGTGTATCTGCGATGTCTGTAACATTAACACCTAATTGTTTACCGATGTACTCACTGTTATCACGTTTGTACTCTTCGATAGAACGTTTTTCTTCAGTATCGTCTTTACCATGCATAAATCCTTGTGGAGTTACCAAGATACGACCATCCTCATATCCACCACCATTAATGTGGTTCTTACTGATTGAGATTTTAGTACGTGTAGCGATTCTGATTTTTCTCTTATCTTTAGTGATAGAGATTTTAGTAGTTCCCGCACCTTTTTGGTTACCGAATAAAAATACTAATGATGAGTTTAACCAAATGGCTTCACCACCTTTAGCTTTGATTTTTGGTTGTCCAAAAGGATTGTCAGGTAATTCTACCCAAGGTTGGTTAACGATAACCAAACTGTTTGTGTAAGGTTTGTCTGTTCTTCTTGACCCTGAGATACGTTGGTTGATTCCCATTCCAATCTTATCAGCTAAAACTGATGCGTTGTGTTGTTTACCACCTTTACCATCGTAAGTCATCTTACAAGGAACTGAACCTACTGAATCCCAAAGGAATAACATATCGTAAGGAATGTCACCCTTTTCTTGAGCATCCATCAATTCATTAATGTAGTCTGTGATTTGTTCGATGTATTCGAAATCACTATTGAAAAGATATTCTCCGTCTTTATCAAAACCCATTAATGTTGCGTGTTCCCAACTCCATTTTTGTTCTGTAATAATGAACACAGGAAGGATACCTTTCTTTTGTGCGTCTACTGCTGTTTTTACTAAAGCCGTTGTTTTACCTGTATCACTATGTCCTAATAACATATTAATGTGACCCATCGCAGGACCTGGAAGACCTGTAGCTTCCAAGAAGGCGTCTCCTAAATCGAAGAAACGATCAGCTTTGTATTCGGCTTCTTTCGAGAATTTCTTCTTGATTGCCGAGAAATCTGTTTTTTTAATACCTGCCATTGTTTTGTTTTTAAAAAAGTGGCCCCGTCAAAATAACGGGACCCCTATGAATTAATTAGAACGGTAAATCTTCATCCGCATCATCGTCAACTTGTGGGTCAACTACTGGTGTAGATGATTTTGGTGCCGCCAATACTTCTTCACCTTGTGAGTTTGAAACCCATTTCTTGGTTTCTGAATCCCAACGTGGAACTTCACCTCTTGCCACCATTTCAAGATATTCTTCAGGTTTTTTAGAATATACATCAGACCATGTTAATTCATCATCTAACCACAATTTAGATACCGCCTCATCTGTATTAAGTGGAGACGCATCTTCAGGGATGATTGAATTAATTGTTGTGTATTCTTTACCTGTACCTGATTTGGTTAGAGTTAAGAACAATGTTAAGTCACGTCCATTTTCAGGATTAGTAACGTCACCTTTCTTTTGGAAGATTGGGAAGATTTTATCTAAGATACCATCTTGTTTTGCGTTGTGTTTAAATCTCCAAAATTTTGGACCATCTTGTTCGTGGTCACGGTCAATAACCTTAACAATGTAGAATTTACGTGAACGATATTGACGAGCCAATTCACGGTCAGAGTCAACACCAGTCATCTCTAAACCTTCTTTAACTTCGTTCAATGGTGAACGTTTTCCTTCTTGTTTTGGGTCATAAAGTTTTACCCATTTTCCATCTACTTGGATTTCATGGAAATAAACCTCTTTGAATGGTGAGGAACCATCTGGTGTAGGAAGAATACGAATTCTTCTTTCTTCACCCTTAGAACCTTTAGGAAGTACAGTTGTGAAGTATTTCTTCATTCTGTCTTCTTGGTTAAATTTGTTTGCATTGCCACTTGTGGCGTTTTTGCTCTTCTCGTACTGTGCCAGTACCGCATCGAATGTTGACATAATAGTTTAATTTAAATTATAAAATCAGTTATAGAAAAAAGATACATAAAAAAACCCGAATTAGGAAATCCGGGTTAAATTATTTTTAAAATATTTTTTGTTCTTAACAAGGAACCGAAGGATTCGCTGTTTGAGTTGAAATAAGACCTGATGTAACTAAAACATCGTCTTTATAATATCCTAAAACAGGTACGTTGGTTTTTAGTGAAATCAACCAAGATATAAATGAAGGTCCCGGTGAACTAAACGAGTATGTAAAGTTACGAACAGTTGTATTTCCACAATTATAACCATTTGTTACCACAACCACAACTTTATTGTTATACGCGGCGTTTGGACCTGTATTACCTGTTGCCGCTGCTATGTCGGTAGCACTGATACTATAGTTATACGATTGGTAGAGTGATGTTGCTGTAGGTGTTGGTGTAGGTGCCACAGGTGTAGCCGTTGGGTTCGCAGTTGGTGCTGGAGACGCCGTTGGGTTAGGTGTTGCGGTTGGGTTAGGTGTTGATGTCGGATTAGGTGTTGGATAATTCGTTTCTGTTGGACTAGGTGTCGAATTAGGGGTCTGTGTTGGTGTGGCTGTCGGATAAGCCGTCGGTGCTGGTGTGGCGGTTGGCATTGGTGGTGCCCATGAGATGATATAATCATCAAAAGTCCCCATTAAAGATGTTCTTGATTGAACTTGGTATCCATATGTACGTCTTAATACGTTAGCCATATTATCATCCATGAATTGATTCGGAACTACAATACGGTAAAGTCCTTGTGCTGTAGCACCTGTAACCAAATCGTTAATGTATGATAAGGATGTCCTTGTTTGGGTTGAGCCAGTTGTGGCAAATGAACCTGAAATCATTTTTTCTTAATTATTTTATTCTAAAGTTAATAAATAACTTAATTTATTTAATTCACCTAACATTTCGTCACGTATATTCAATAAGTCCGTATCTGATGGGTCTAATTCCATTTGTACGAAAGCACTTCTTACCGTTGTAATTAGTCCTTTAATATCAATGTCTGATAGGTTGTTTAATTGAATTGTTTTAGTTTCATCGTTCAAAACAAATCTACCATACTTACCCATTGCGGATTCAACAAAAGTATCAATTAAACCGTCTAACACTTCGTAAAATCCACCATAAGCATTGTGTCTAGCATAACCTTTTGTCTGCCAGTGGTTGATTTTCATCTGTATTTGTAAACCTAAAAGAAAGTTTACATTAGTAGCTAAATTCATCTTCTTGATTTTCTGGATTAAATGATGATTTTATTGTATCGTTCGAATAGTCTTGTACGTCTTGTTTTGTTAAAACATATTCATTTTTACCACTCTGTCTCATTTCACCTTGTTTTGCCGCGAAAAATTGTTGTGGGTTTTGATTAAATGGATACGAATCTAAAGAACGCATTTCAAGTCTTTCTTGTGCTGTTGGTTCTTTAATGTTTTCAATCTTAGTACCTAACTCCTCGATTTTAGCAATTACTGAATCCATGCTAGATAACTTCTGTTCCAATTCCCCTAATTTAGAGAAAACTGAATCCATTTGACCAACTACATTGCTTTGGTCATTCTTATTATCTTCGATGTCTTTTTTGATACTCTTAGTCATATTAACTAAATCAGTAATATCAATCTCTTCAGTACCTCCCATGTCTCCACCTAAATCATCTGTTGGTGGTGTTGGTGGTAATGCTACGTCATCAGCCGGTGGGGCTGGTGGTAATGCCGCGTCATCTACAGGAGGCATCGCATCATCTGTCGGTGGTGCTGGAGGTGCGTCCTGTTCCATAATCATTTTCTTAGCATATTTGTTAATTGCTTTGTGACGATTAAGTTCTTCTAGTAATTTTTGTTCTAACATAGCTTTAGTCTTGTAATAATTGTCTACCGTCTTCGGTAATGTATTTTTTATTTATTCTTTCAACAATCCCGTCTTTTGATCTAATCACGTAACATTCTCCTGTTACCATATCACATTCTTCTCTTTCCATTCCATCATTAGATACGTTTCTAACTTGTTTTGGATTCAAGAACTGATTAATACTGTTGTTTATTTTATTGTTCTCCATAATATTAATGTTATAAGTATAAATATCCCAATATTGTTATTATTTCTCTTTTATTTTGAAATAAAGGACTCCACCTGGATAAACATTCAATTCGTCCATCAATTTCTTTGATAAACCAATACCATATCCTTGAACATTTGGCCCAATATTAATTGGTCCTTGGAAGGTTGATTGATCATATTTAACCGCGTCGTTATCTAATACTTGGTTTATGTTATGTTCTAATGTTATTTCCTTATCAGGTTTATCTGGGTTTAAAAATACCGTCTTAACTTTATTTGAAAGTAGGTATTTTGCGTTTGTTGAAACAGGTATAAACTTAGTCGAATAATACTTTTGACCATTACCTTTGATACCTGACCACTTAATATGTTTTAAATTACCTTCTAAGTTAATAATCGACATTGTCGTATCATCGGGGATTGGGTATTTTTCAGTTCCCATCTCAACGGCAACCGCTCTATACCATTCCTTATCTCTAAATTTAACCTTTTGGATATATTTTTCATTTTCGGCACCATTATAAGGAATACCGAATTTATCAACATTCGCCTCCTTAACGATTTCTTCACCGTTAATTTGTTTTTCACCTTTGTCAATAAGAAAACTTCCCTGTGGAGTTACAACAATTTCACTTGTTTTAGTGGTATTGTTTAACTCATTAATCTTAGCCGTTGCTTTGTTCATTATCTTATCGAACAATGTACGGTAACTAGATACAAATGAATCCTTAGGGTCTGGTAATGATATTGAAGGTAGTCTTGTTCCTTTGAATGTTGTTTCAATACCTGTTCCTCTAATTTGGTGACTCACCTCAGTTATCCAATATGAACCTCTGAACATTGGTATGTTTTTTAAGTAGAAGAACATTGTTGGTTGAATCATTACGTTACCCATACATGTGACTTCGCAACTATATGACGCTTGTCTATAGTAATCGAATAAACCAATATCCACATTATACGTACCCGCTCCTGATTCAGATCTTGCCAAGTTTTCTAAAACCACAAATGATTCCGATGTATTTTTAAGTGTAGCTTGGTCTAATTGAATACCTTTGAATATACTTTGATGTTGGTCACCAACACTTACCTCAAACGCAACTACTTTATTTGACTTCGCCAAGTTTTCAGTATTAAACACATCAGGTGTGGTGATAATCAATGAGTTATTATTTACGTTACCAATATTAAAACTATCATCTTGGAACTTGTATTTTTCTCCCATGTCGGATGGTCGTTTTGAAACAGGTCCGTCCACATATTGTACAACAATCTTAGGTGCGGATTCTTGATAATCAACTTCTAAGAATGTTCCGAATAAATTTTTAGCAACAGTTTTAGATGGTGTTATTTTGGTTTTGTTTGAGAAGTTGGTTCCATAGAAATTAACGTACGCTGGTAATGCTCTCATATCAAAACCTGTACCCGCAATTAGAGAACCTAATGCTCCGTAAAGATTTTGTTTTGCGTTTTTCTCGTCTGTTAAATCAACAAGTTTATCTAAGTTTAAGAAAACCTTATCACCAATATCTCTATTGGCTTTATCTAAGAATAAAAATTCTTCTAATAATGTACGTTGACCTATTGAATTACCTGCAACCCATTTATCGTTAAACGATTTGAAGTGATTGTATATCTCAAGTTTTAATGTTTCGTTATTATATCCATTATCTAACTTTATACCACCTGTTCTTTCTTTGGTTCTTAGTAATGTAAACAATGGAATTAATTTTTGTAAAAACTCCGTTTGTCTTTTTTTAGAACCATTTTCACCATCGAAAATTGAACTTGTTAAATGTGATTTAAAACTATTTGATGTTGGTGTGAATCCGGTATTTGTAGTATAACCGCTATTAGCCCACCCCGCATATAATTGGATGATTGGTCTAAATTGTAATATATTATCTTTGTTAAATTCAACATCGTTAACAATAAAGAATTGTTCATAGTATGAAAGTCCTAATGAAGTTTCTTTTGTTGTTAATCTATTTGGACCTAAATAAAGTTCTAAATAATCTCTATTAATATCACCATCATTTCCTGTTGATTGATTTACGTAGTATCGATTATGACTAAATGTGTTACCTGAACTAATTCCACAGAAACCATCTAAAACATGAGGATTAATTTCTTTTGGATTACCTAATGTCACTTTTATTAATGAATCATTCATTAATAAGTCTTTTGTAACTTGTTTTAACTTTTCAACTTGTTTTTCTTTAATACTTTTAGCAACCTCAGTAAATGGTAGAGAATCGTCTCCCGCAGTTTTTTCTACAGTTAAAATACCCTCCAATAAATCTTGGAATTTATAATATTTTACTTTGTCAAATGTTTTGTACGGTAATTCCTCAACAAGTCTTTCACTTGCGAAGTTTAAAAATATATTCTCAAATTCTTCTAAGATAGTCGGACTAAAAGTGGCTATTAAATCTAAGACTTTTTTATATGTTTTGTTTTCGTATGTATTTCCCGTAGTTGTAAAGTATTCATTATACGACGGTAACGTTACTCCACTATAATCATTATTAATGGTGTCGTCGGACCAAATAACTCTGAAGTTTAATTGTTCCTCAATCGCAAAATTGTTTCCTGAAATGTCTAATGAACCTATTTCTGTTCCTAAAACTCTAGCGGTTTCAGTATTAAAGGTTTCAACTTTTTTACCACTATATAAATTGGCACCATCGCATGGTAAAATTGTATATGTTAAATCAGTATCATTTCCATCAAATTGTGAGTTGTCGACAAACTGAGTAATGAATTTTGTTTTATTAAAAATATTTCTTTTACTTATTCTAAGTACCTTATCGTTAATACTGTTTTGATACGCAGTTGTACCTCCACTAACAACGTAATGATTGGTTCCTTTTACAATTTGGTGATATACCGCGTCATAATAAGGATGAACTCCCACACTATCATTGTAGAAAATTGGTATGGATGTTGATTCGTCGGTATATGTAAACGCAGTTATAGGGGTTGGGGTTTCTCCACTAACACCGAAAAATAACTGTGTGTCGATTGGTGTGGTGACACCTGTTAGAATATCATTATAACCAATATTTTCAACATTAATGTAGGTTTTATACCTATGATATATTGAACCCCATCTTAATATTTGATAGTATGGTATAAAATGTGTTGCACCAACTTCTCTAAACATAGTAGACATTCTTGTCTTCTTACCATTAAATTCAATTTCATCATTCAAATCTTTAAACGGTAACGAATTTAAAAGTAGATAAGCCGAAGACGCGAATTTACCATATGGACTACTTTTGATAAAATCACTATGTAGTTGTTTGTGGAAATATGGTGTGTTTAATATACTTGTTGATGTTTCTGTTTTTTTATTTGATATTTTAAAATATTGAGCAAATAAATTATCAACATAGGTACTCTTAACCCATGATTTTCCATCTATTGGTGAACAAATAAAACCTTCACTTAAATTTACACTTAACGTACCGTTTGGTTTTAATTCTTCAACATCAAAACTTGATTTACCTATATATGACAAATACGTAGGTGTATTAAATGGGTATATATTTTTTCTATACTCAGGTCCAATAAACGATATTAAATTTTCAGTTAATCCTGAATATTCGTCGGCAACCGTTATTGACTTATTTAAGTTTGTATATTGTTTTATTGAAAACGGAACTTCGAATACGTCAACAATTGATGGTGTTGTTGGGATATTATCTTTTTTATAAGGGTATCTATCAAAAACTGAAACTCCCGGTAATAACATTTCCAAATCTTTATCAGATTTAACGTTATTATAAAGCACACCTAACAAATCGTCATCGTCTTGGATACATTCTCTAATGTTACTAAATTCTTTTTCAGCTAATTGTTGTATTGTAGAAGTGTTGAACGAATCAAGTAATGTCATGTATTTTGACCTTTCCCATATTTCATAGAGTAACGCGGGGTGGGTCTTGTCAGTGTAAGGAAATGAATCATTAACAGTAAACAACGTACTGATTGGTTTTATTTTTGTTTCATCAAAATCACTACCTTCAAAAATATACGTGATGTTATTGGCACCTTGTTCTTTATCACCTAACGGATCATATCTATTAGTTGTAATTCCTATATAGTTTTCAATAAATTCAACCTCAGGCCAAAGAACAGGGTCATTAGATTGAAGTTTTGATACTAACTCCTTATCACCAGGATAAGCAATGATATTTTGTTTTCCACCTGAAAAATTCTTTTTTATTTCAGGCCACGGATATATTGAATCTCCTTTACTTTCTTTACTAAAATTTTGTATTTTATCTTTTCTATTTTGTCCAACATCGATTGCGCGTCTATGGACATCCTTCATTAATCTAATGTATACTTCTGCGTTTGCTAATATAATCGCAAATACGTTTCTTACTGTTGGTTCAAACCCTAAAGTACCAGGACCGTTACGTTTAACAATGGTGTTCATTTTCTGTTCAACAAAATCCTGTAGTTTCTGTTTTTGTTGATTGAACGTTGTTCGTATACCACCAATGTCATCAAATAATTTATTAATCGCCACTAACACCTTAGAACCTTCGATTATATAATAATCACCAACAGAACCAACGTTTTTTGAAAGAATGGTTTGTGAGTTAAACTTTGTTCCTGTTTTATTTGTAACGTTTAAGGTTAATAACTGACTCTCTTTAACTTTAATTTTATTATTATCGATTAATTTTTCTAATGTAGTTGTCGACGTACTTCCGGTAACATTTATCATTTCTGATTTATTTACCGAAGACAATTCAAAATAAAGAACATCATTTTTAGGAACGGATGTTTGACTTAAATTTCTTTTTGCCCAAGACTTAATATCATTTTCAAACGATGTAATTCTATCTCCAAATTCCTTTAATGCCGCAAATAGTTTCATATCCACAACCTCATCAAATATTTCTTTTTCTAAAAGTTTATCTAATGATTTTGCTATGATACCTACTTCCTTTAAAGTCTTAGTTGGAAAATCCTTTGGTATTAAATTTTTTCTTTTATATTCTGAATAAACTGAATTCAATAAAGCATAACCTCTTGATGATTTTGAAACTTTTTGAATATAGTTTTTAGTTCCCTCATTAAATTGTGGTGTGTCCACAGTTTCAATACCATACATGAAAGGTGCGTATAACGCCGCTTTAAGTGGTATATCACTCATGTAGGCATACGTTGAACCGACAAATGAAGTTGTTACTTCAAAGTTTCCGTTACTTGAATTGAATTTACTACTGAATTTAACTAAGTGTAATCGATATTTTATGGCCTTACCATAATAACCTTTAACTGTTAAATAAAATATCGGCCACGGTATATGAAAGAATGCTTTGTATGGTGAATTTTCAGGTGACTCAAATAATGTCTTACCTCTTACATCCACAAAGTTGATTTGAACTTGAGGAACAAAGTTTGCTCCCTTAACGGTTATACTAATACTATCAATACCAAATGATTGAGCAGATGCGTCATAGTTAGTGTTTTTAACATTGAAAACTCCTTTTTCACTATTTGGATTTGGACTATCTGTACCATTATAAGCATTAGTCCATGTTGAATCAAAATCTTTTCCATTGTTTGACATGAAATTTAAAGTTCCCTTAACAATTTCAGTCATCGTATTTTGGTCGTTTGTTGATAACAATGTTGACCTTGGTATTAAATCAGCCTCAAGGTTAACATACATTACTAAATTTTCTTGGTCGATTCCTCTCGGAGCGACTTCACCATTTTTACTAATAACACTATTAGGGTCGATATACATCAGATTATTCTGGTCGACCTTAACTAATATATCCTCAGTTTTTTTTTCTCTGTTACTCCCCATAATATAAGTTATACAATTCTACACCTCTTTTATAATCTTGTAAAGAGCTTGTTAGGGGAAATGGGACTCTTAATATAGTATTATCAGGAATCTCAAACTCAATACTACCGACTTGTGGGTTCGCCTGTAAAATCAACCAACCGAAAACAGGTGTACCATAGAAATCTTGGGAAACTTTGTCCAATCTTGTCTTACCTTTTTTATAGTTAAGATACTTGTCGGTTCCTTTAATAGGCATTTCAATACCCGGAACAATTTTAAAATTCCCCTCTTCTATAAAAAATTGGTACCTGTCGAAATATTCCCTACTCATGGTTTATAATAATTTAATGTAGAACCTACTTTATTTTTATTTTTAAATATTTTTTCTAACTCACTCTTCTTTTCTGCTTCAGTAATTGTGTCGGTGGTTTGTACGTCATAAATAACCTCTTCTAATGAAGTTTTTGGTTTTGGGTCTTTATGTGATTTAAATTTCTTTTCTTCTGGTTGAGTCGCGAACTTCTTAAGTTTAGATTCCATTTTTGATGTATCAACCTCTGATCCGAACACATCTATAACATCACCAATCAATATTGGGTCTTTCATCAAAATACTTAAAACTTCTTCAAAATCACTATCACTAATCGATGTGCTATTGAAATTAATTGACATGTCTAAATCTTCAGTAAAATCTTTATGATGTTTTTTAATATATGATATTACATCAGAATACTTACTATAAAAATCAGTTATACCAGGTAACTCAAATAAAACACTAGACGCTGTACTACCACTAATCGTACCATCCTCTTTATATTTTACAATATAGTTTGCCTTATCAATCAAAGTAATAATTTCATTTCTAGCATCTTCAAGTGTTTTGATTGCTGAGTTATTTAACATCTTACCAACCAATGAATTATCACCTGATAATAAAACATCTTTAAATTTCTTTTTTAATAATTTATTGGCGTTTGCTTCAATTGAGTTCGGTAATATTCTATCAAAATTTAATATACTAACAAAATCTACGGTTTCTACTTTTGCGTCTAACGCAGCTTTGAATCCTCTCATTAAAACTGGCATTTCTTTTCCCGATGGATAAACACCTAATAATTCCACATCTTCGGTACCCGATTCACTTGTTTGTACAGTTAAATCTTTAATACTTCTATACGTTGGTGAGAAATATAAACTCGCAATTTTAGTACCATACTCTTTAACAATGATATTATAAGTTTTTTGATAGGTTTCAAAATAATCTTTTACCTTATCAAAAATCTTAGTGATAAGTGTTTTATATTCAATAGTATTAGTACTATCAGTTTTAACATATTCACCAATATATTTTCCTTCTTGTATTCCTTTTCCGTTTATATCGTCCGCTTTATTATTTGTTGTTTTTGATTTTTCGTAAAGTTCAGTTAAAAATTCCTTGGTGAACGTTTTTGCGTCTTGTCCATTAATTTTTTCATTTGTCGATTCTGATCTTTCATCGTACATCTCGGTATTCGCATAGAAATTAGAAGATAACGCATTTTGTAATCTTGATATTGGTTCTTTTAATCCTTGTCCACCTATAAAGTTTACTTGTAAGGAAACATTGGCAATCATCGGTTGTACTCCAATTCCTTCGGGGTTTAAATCCCATGTTGAATCTTCGAATGTAATATTAACATCTCTAATAATAATTTTAGAATGATAAAAATCACCTACTCTTAATACACAAACAGGTGGTGGTCCAAATGTAGTATTTCTAGCATTTAAATCACTATCGTCTGATAAACCTTTAATAGGTATAGTGTCACCAGGTCTTACACATTGATTTAAGAAAGTTAAACGTGCGTTTAATCCTTCAGGTGTTGTTGAGTGGAAACCGGGGTGAAAATATTTTAATTTTTCAACTAATGATTTAAATACTAACGGGGTATTTTCCTCCACTGTTTTGAAATAGTAACATTCGGACAACGTCTTCATGATAATTCTTTTCATCACATCAATAGTAGGTTTTTTGTACCCACTTGGTATTGTTTCTTTACCGTCTGGTTCTAATCTACTTTTTGGAATTACATCACCTTTTGTTTCTTTCTCATCTTTTATTTCGGGTGTCTGTTTTGCCGTTCTTTGGTATTCCATTCTAACATATGATTGTCTACAACCAAATGCTACAGGTGAATGTCTTCTTAATTTTTCACTTACAAATTCTTCTTTATGACAATTCTGATTATTTTCGTTAATAACCTCTTCTCCAGCATTTTTACTAACAATTGTTAATTTACCTTCTCTTTCAAATCCTAAATCATCCTTATAAGAAAACTCTTTTTTAATCTCATATTTTTCTTTTGATGAATCTGTTGGTAATTCATTAAATGACCACCAATCTCTTGAATCGTATTTAGCACCATCGTTAGAAACTTTAGATAAAATGTCTTGTATAATTGAGTGTGACCTTCTTATTGAAAGTTTAAAATTATATTTGTTGTCCGCAGCAGCAGAACAACTTGATAGGATGTTAATTGTTACATCTCCACAAGCGTTTTCTTTTATGTCTTTTTTAAGTGTTTCTAATTTTGTATTAAACTCAGTATAACCAGTTGCTGCGTTTGATATTATAGTTGTTAATTCAGTTACCTTTTTATTTACATTTTCAGTAATATCACCAGTTGGTTTTGGTGCGTTATATAATAATTTACGGTCTTTATCGTATTTGGTTTTATTATATGTTGTATTTGATGGGTCTAATAATTTATTTAATTCACTTGTTAATTCATTAACAGTTCTTCCTGAACTATTAATAACATCGTCGTAAACATTCTTATAAGCACGATTAGATATGAAATCTTTTTTTAAAGTTATTTCAGGTGTATCGTTTAAGAATTTTAAATTAATATCTAATTTAATAGTTTCCGCTTTTGGATCAATCGGTGGGGTATATGAACTAGATATACTAGGAGGTGTAAAAACACTTTTAAACTTTTGAATTTCGTCAGGATTTTTACCACCGTTTAAAAAAGCAATAACAAGGTTTATATCCTCCGCATCTAATGTGGTGTATCTTTTAATTAAATCATAAAAATCAACATCAACACATCCAGCGAAAAATGCGTTGATGTATTCATCAGCTTCTTTATCTGACTTGTCTTTAAAATGTTCTCTAACCAATAAATTCAAAACACTTGGGTGGTCAACTACAACTTTAAATGAAACTTGTCCACTTCTCTCAGTATTTTGATATGTGTATATTGGTTCGGGTCTACCTAAGAAAGTATTACTTTCCCATTTAGCACTATTTTGTTCTGATACTTTTAAATCATATGGTGGAAACCACATAACACGTCCACCATTTGGTCCTCTCTCACAATATGGTAAATCTAAAACAGTAAAACCTGGTTTAGTTGACGTTCTCCAAGCAAGATTCTCAATTGAGAACATATATTTCTTAGCATAAAAACTTTTACCATTAAAATCTTGTCCGTATTTGTATTTGTCAAAAATATTTGTTGATCCTTCGAATGATTTATTACCATTCGACATAGGTCCAATATTGATGTTCCAAGGTCTACTTGAACCTCCCATCACACTGTCATCATATTTTCTAATATTCGCGGTTCTTTTCATTGTGTCGGAATAATTAAAATATGGTCTATCTTTAGTCCATACTCTACAAAACTCCGCACCACTTTCTTCACCCGTAGTTTTATCAACATACTTAACAGCCGAACCTCTTGACATTAAGATGTCACCATCTTTAAATGCTCTACTTGTTTGGTCAATAACATTAGCAACATGTGATAAACCTGAACCATCTGATGGTAATGAATTTAATATTCTTTGTGTTTCTCCTAATATTGAATTCTCTCTAAAACCATATTTTGTCGACAATGAATTTTCTAAGTTAGAAGATTCTTCACCGTACTCCATATTCTCAAGACCTAACTTGTTTTGAGAGTTCGTACTAATCCAAGTAAGATTACCACTAATAGGACCACCTTCATTTATATTAGTATCCCTGTGGAATAATTGTGCCGCAACAGGGTCAAACATTAGACTTAAATAATAACTACTTCTAACGGGTCTACCGTTAAAATCGGACATCGCAAATTGAACGTCTTCACCTCTATCATCTCCAATATACGCAACACCATTTGGTGCCTCTAATCCTAATACATTTTTAACTCCTTCAGCAAAATTATCGGCAAATTGAAAAATCTTAGATGAGTTTTGTGATCTCGCACTTGTTGTGTAATCAGGAGCGTATTTTGAATATGAAAGGTTTCTATAAAGGGTTTGTTTTTGACCCTCACCCATGTATTCAATTAATAAATCTGAAGGTTTTCTTGATAATTTAGGTCTTCTTTGAATACCCAATAATGAACCTAACGCACCTGTAACATCTTGCCACAATTTACCAATTTCAGTTTTTGCTTGAGGTCTTGGGTTTGGTGTTGGATTTTCAGGGTCAGATAAATAATTTCCTGGTATTTCTGAAAAAGGGAATGTAACACCCGCGAGTGTTTGCATAAAATCTATTGTCTTTCCCGGTAAGGTCTTAGCAACAGTAATTTTATAATTTGGTAAAATGAAAGGTTGTTTACCTGTAACAATATCTGATATTGTACTAATATCTCCACTTAACGCCTCACTAATTCTCATTCTACCATCTGTTACCGTAATTAGATTTTGTCTAATTCTCGATAATATAGGTCCATCACTAGACCTCATGTAGTTTGATGCGAATTTAACTAATTCAGATTCACCTACATTATTGTTATTTGTAAATAAACTAACAAATGTATGGTTTAAATTAGTATTAAAATATGGATATAGTTCTAAGTTTTCCCTTCTAACTAATGTATCTAACGTTTCGAAAATACTAAAGTTTTCAGGTTTATAAATGTTAAGATTTGATGGTTGACTTAAATCATTCGGTCTATTACTATCAACGGGAGGTAAGTCTCTTACTGAATATTCATTTTGAGATGAAATTGAATAATTACTTGCATTAAACAATTGAGGTCCTTGGCTAGGATTCTTAAGATTCTTAGCTAAAAGTTTGTCTCTCTCGGATTTTGTTGAGTCGAAATTTAAGAAACTTGGCATTAATTATTCTTTTATTATAAATAGATTATTAGGTAAAAACTTTATCACCTACTTAAAGTGACAAATAATCCTTTTCTGCTCTTGAGAATACATCTGACCATACATCTTGATTTCTAACAATTTCTCTACTTATTTGATCCCCAATGTTTGGAACTGTAATATTTAAGTTAACATTTTTTGCGGTTGGTAATGATGTGTTTGGTGTGGCATTATTGTTTGTACTATTAGCACCCGTAACTTCATTTAGTTTTGTCTGTAAACTTTCAATTTTTGACATTACCGCCCCTCCGAAACCAGTTGCCTTTACAACATCTAATTTTTCTTGTATACTAGTTTTTAAATCTTGAAGGACTGTTCCACTTTCACCCTTTTGTACTTTATTACTATATTGTGTTAATTGATTTTCTAAACCTTTAGTGATATTATCTAAATTTAATCCACCTTCACCCCTAATACCACCAGCCAATCTAATTCTAGCCATTGTGACAATCGAATTAACATCTCTTTGGATATTTGTTATAGATTCAAATTGGTCTCTCGCAACTTCTTCTGAGGTCATGTTACCCATTTCCTCTTGATATTTTTTCAGTGCGTTTGCTTGTGAGTCGGTTAAATCTGTTAACGCAACTTGGGTATCTTTTATCCCTAAACTAGCTTGTAGACTTTTTGGTACGTCAATAACCATTCTACCACCATCCATTCTTGACATGTTGATTAGGAATTCTTTATCCTTTTCGTCCATGTCAAATCCTCTAGCCATTAAATCACTACTAGCTGCCAATCTTTCTTGTGAAGCAATTGCACTCTTAGTAAGTTCTTTATAATCAACTCCAAGTTGATTGGCCATTTCTTTAGCTCTTCTTAAATTAACCCCCGTGATTTCAAATCTACCTTGTTCTGAATTGTAAGTGGCTAAACTACCAGCGGCTTCAATTAATGCGTCCTGTAATCCTTCCACATTATTTGTGGCCATGTACATTAATTTTAATGGGTCATTAAACGCCCCAATGGCACCACCTAATACTTGTAAGTTTGCGGATAATTCAATCGCCTTATCAGGGTCCATAACACTATCAGCAACCTTAAACGCCTCACCCATACTCATTCTAAATTCGGTAGCCTTTCTTGACATTTGAGCAAGTCCGTCAATACCTTTTTGGAACCCATATTGATTAAGTTTTTCGATATTATCTCTAATATCTTTAACAGTTGTTTTTCCTCTTAACCCTAATCCTTGTGATTCGGTACCCGCCCTATCAATCGCCTTTATAGCATCTCTTGCACCAAAACCAACTTTTTCAAATTCATTGAAAACTGCTCCAATTTCTTTATAATCTCCAATAAACGCCCTTGATACCCCTAATGACCCTTCTAAAGTTTGTTGATTAACAATATTAAATCTACCACTTTCCTCGATTAATTTTTCATATGCCCCTGTAATATCATCAATACCATAACCAAATCTAACCGCTTGACTCGTTGATTCAACAATTTCAGCTCTTACATCTTTTGATAATTTACCTGCTAAACCTGTTTTTTCATTAATGTCAGTTCTTAATTGGGATTCAATCGCTAATTGATTTGATATTTGTTGTACAGTATCTCCCATTCCAGCTAAAAGGGTTTTTGCTGAAAGTCCGTCTTTTGATATGGTTTCCAATACACTTGAAACATTATATGTTTCTTTATCACTTACATTACCATAATCAGATGTTGATTTGAATACGTCTAACGCTCCTTGAAGTCCTTCGGCTAAGTTACCTGTAACGTTTGATGTTGAACCTGATGATGATGAATTTCTTCCTGTACTTGGTTTTCGAATGTCTCTACCAAATGAACTTTGACTTTTAATATGATTTACAATTGCTGGGTCTGGCGAATCGGTACCAAGATCTAATTGGTATTTACCTAAGGCTTCTGCTTTAGTACTACTATTATTTACATACCACTCTTTAGTTTGTGTTGCCATAACTATAAATAGATTATTGTTTGTTTTCTAATTCTATTAAATAGTTAACATAGTAACGTCTTTCCCAAATTGGCATGGTGAGAATGTCACCATATGTGAAACCTCTTTTAATTAAGAATAAAAATTCGTCTAATTGTCCTTTTTTATAATCCGTAGAAAGGACGAAAAAACTCAACCCCGAACCCAATTTCAACTTGGATTGTGTCTCCTGACGGGGTATTTACTGTTTGGGTCAAATCGAGACCAGGTTTATTTTCTCTAACGTATTTTTTGAAGTCTTGTGAATCTTTGATTGGTAGGTTTTCAACAAAATCTCTAATTGACATATTATCTCTAACACCTCCAACTGACTGAATCATCATTTCAAGTTGTTTTGTTACAATTGGGGCAATACCTAAACCACTCCAACTTTTTTCGATGTCTTTAACTTCATTTTCTTGTTTTTGAGTTAGAAATTTAAAAGTAACTTCTTTCTTTGACCTTTCCATGAAATAGGTGTATTCACCGTTCGAATCTTCTTTAAGGTTAAAATCTTTAACCTTAAGTAATGAAAGGTCAACGTCGAATGTAAATTCTTGTTCAGTTTTTGGGTCTACCGCAGTAATTTTATATTCGGAACCAAACGCGGTGTTTCTTAAGAATATTAAGATTGCTTGTTTATCTTCTTCAACTATTTCATCAACTGAAATGTCTCTATCTAAAATTTTTCTTTTTAGTAATTCAGTTACTACACTATTTGTTGTGACTAAACTAGGTGCTGCTAAAATATTTTCATCGGATGCGGTTAAATACGCAACTCTTAATGATTTCTTTTTATTTGCGTAGTGAATACCTTTACTTGGTAGTTCAACAACGTCGTATGCGATTGAAGGGTCTATTCTTAATTGTTCCATACTCTAAATTTAACTAATAACTATTGTAAAGTAAAGTTTAATAAAATAAAAAAGGTGTTATAAAAATAACACCTTTCAATATGACAGATTAATTCATTATTAGTAAATTTGGATACATCTATCCATTCTTAAAGAACACGTGATTGAAGCTAAATCGTCTCTTGAATAGTCAAGTTCGTTGAAGTTTAAATCAGTGATGAAACAACCTTCTAATTTCCATTTTTCAACCACAACACCTGTTGGGTCTAACATTTCTAAATCTACGTTTTTCTTATATCCAGCAGCATATCCCATTCTACCTGTTACAGACTCCGCGTGTAAACGGAACCATTCCATCAAAGCTTGAGACGCAGAAGGTCCGATTGGGTCTTTAAATGTTACACGAATCTCATTCCACTCGAATCTACCCGCAACATATGTTGAAGTATTCAAGAAAGGAATTGCGACTGAGTTAATTTTCGCACTAGGTCTAGCTGCTGAGGTTACGAACCATTCGTTGATACCCAAAGATGAGTCGAATCTAACGATGAATCGGTTAACTCTTTTCGGCTCATATGGAGCCGGCATTTTCATTAATAAATCTGCCATGTTGTATTTGTTAAGTTTTTTTTGTTATTTTTACTTTCTTATAAATATATCCTATTTGGAAATAATTTTTTTTTGAATTATTCTTCAGAAGGACTTGATTTTATCAATTTTTTTCATTAGTTTTTTACAGGCTCCAGTATCTAGTTCCAGAATAAATAATAAAGCTTTTCTTAATTAATATAAAATATAATAATAAATACTAGTATATCTAGTTCCAGTATTCTGGGTGAAATATAAAAGTATAATTGTTATAAAAATTGGTTCCTCGTGGAACATTACTATTCCACCTGTAAAGGTGTTTCAATAAAAAAGGAGGACCTAAAGTCCTCCCTTCTTTTTATATCCCATCAGAAATTATACATTGTCGAATGAAGCTCCTGTTGGAGTAATGATGAATTCAACATCGATAAATTCAAGAGAACGAGTTGGTTTGATGTAAATCTTACCTCTTAAAGTGTTAGCGTCAATATCTTCTGGATCATTTGACACTGTTACACGGAACTCATATAAACCTCTTTCCTTCTTAATCGATTCAAGAATTGGGTTAACCAATCTTAAGAATTCATTTCTTACTTGCTCATCATTTTGTTCAAATAACAATCTAACAGCAACCGCTGAAATTAACTTTCTTGCTCTTAGTAACAATCTTCTAACGTTGATTCTATCTAAAGCAGACTCTCTAACCTGAAGAGTTTTGTTACCCCAAATGATGGTACCAGTATCTGAGAATGTAGCAATTGGGTTAATTCTATTCTTATAAAGTTCATCTCTTTCGTCTAAAGTTAATTTTTTAGACGCTTTGATTGCGTTTACTAAACCTCTTGAGTAACCAGCGACTGCGAACCATGGGTAAGATACGTTATCTGTTAAAGCAATATTCTTCAATACTTCACCTGTTGGTGGGATGTAAAGTTGAGTTGCGTTATCTACGTCTCTTACTTGAATCCAAGGCCAATAAGTTGCTGAATAGTTAGAATCAATTGCCGCATCATCTAAGAAACCTACAACATCTTCTGCTGCAGTTGGTCCTGTTACGTTAGGTGTATTCATAATATATAATGAATCCGCTCTATCGTTTTCAATCATGTCAATTGCTTGGTTAACTAATGAACTTTGGTCGTAGAAGTTAATACCCGGAGTTGCGAATACGTTAATATCAACCGCCTCAGGGTTAGCAAATGTATTAATACCTTGTAAATAAGAATAATAATCTGAGTTTCCGTTAAACATATTAAAAACTCCACCATTATCTGTGTTTCCACTTATGTAGGTTGATTTTCCGAATATAAAACCATCACCAAAGGTTCTTACTCCTCTGTAAATGTCCCATCCGTCAAATCCACCACAAACCGCAAATGTGAATTTACGATTAGCTAAAACACCTAATTTACCTTTATCATTACCTTCTAAATCATATGGTGTAGTTTTAAACATAAAACCATCCAATGTAGCACCTGTGATAGTAGCTGCGTTTGCCGATAAGTGGAATCCATGTGTATATTCATCAGCAGTTGTTCCTTTGAATTTTAATAAATCTCTATCGTAACCAACTTGAGAAGACATACCTAAAGATACTTTTCTAATTTTGTCTCCTGATTCAACGATTGGTGAACCGTCTGAGTTGTAAGTAACAACATCTCCAGCATCGTGATATTGTGTTTTATAAACAATACTACCTTGAGTTCTTCCTGAGAAATTCGTTTCAGTTGTGAAACCTTTAAAACCAGCAGGAATTGCGTCAACAGGATGATTTTCAGCCAATACTAATGTTACAATTTTAGAACGTAACTCGTATTCACCATCAGATGTACCGATTTTTCTACCGATATAACCAGGTAAATCAGGGTTCATTGAACATCTTGAGAATTTCTCTAATACTACGATATTTTCGTCAGTGTCGTTGAAATCACGTATTAATACGTCAAAGTCACCTGTTTCAAGATTAATGTTTTGAATTGAAATTTTAACTTCGAAGTTTGCCGATTCACCATCAGAAATTGTTTGTAATTGGAATAAGTCTGAAACATTTCCACCTCTAACTTCTGAAACAACCATTGGAGATATTGTTGTATCCCATTGTGTTGCGAATCTTGAACTTTCTGCGTTGTAAACTTCGTCCAAACTAATACCTCTAATTTCACCTCTTTCATACAATGCGTTTATCAGATTAGGATAAACTTCATGTACATAAAGTGGGAAATCGGCGTAAGGTTTGTCAAATACACCTGTACCTAAAACTTTGTTAATATATTTTGTTGATGCTGAGTTAAAAGAACATG